ACATCTGTAACTCAATCAATAATTAATCCGTTTGTTGGAGGTGACCCAGCTGGTGCTACTTCAGATGCAACAACAACTGTCCCGTCGCACGGAGGTTCTGGTCGTAAATCATTAAACGAAATTAAAAATATGTCCAGTTTTCGTGAAATGAACCCTAAGATGCAAGACCGACTTTTAAGAATGATGCGGGATAACCCCAATGTGGGATTTGGTCAAGGTGTCAGAAGTAGTCAATCACAACGTTCAATGTTCCTTCAGCGCTATCGTAAAACGGACAAAGAAACAAACGCTACTGGTAAAAAGAACTGGTACTGGGATGGTTCGTATTGGGAACATGTTAGTGGTGCCCCCGCAGCACCACCAGGTAGGTCTATGCATGAAATTGGACTAGCTGCGGACCTCGTGGGTGACACTGATTGGGTAGTCAAGAATGCTCACCGATATGGATTAAAGCATTTTAAAAATGTAAACAACGAACCTTGGCACGTGCAGCCAATGGAACTTCCTAATGGGCGTAAAGCATACGAAGAGAGTGGATCTAAATGGGGTGGAGAACCGGCAGGTGCCGCTCCCTACGAACCTGATTCGGATTTTGGCGACAGCCTAGACAAAGGATCTAGCACGGGTCACAAAGGTGTAGCAGATGACGGCTCCACGTTTGGTAACGCTTCACCTTATGGGCTTTCTATATCTCAAAAAGTTAGCAGGTCTGTTACAGGGCCACTAAGTGGGCGAACAGGCGATGAAAGTTTTGAAGGACATAGTAGTTCTGGAGTATCTGGAGTATCTAAAGCATCTGGTACAAAAGTAAATAAACAGAGAGTTGATCCTACCCTTATTAAACGTGGAAAATTGACCGGAGAGCAAGTAGCTTTATTGCTTTATAAATCAGGTTTTCGAGGTGAAGATATAGCAAAAGGTGTAGCAATTTCTCATAGAGAGTCAAAATGGAACTCCTTAGCCCACAACCCAGATAGAACAACTGGCGATGATTCTTACGGTCTTTTTCAAATTAACATGTTAGATAAGTTAAACGCGTACCGTCAAAAGCTTTTTGGTATTTCTTCAAAAGAAGCTTTGTTCGACCCAACTATTAACGTAAGCGCAGCAAAGACACTATACGACTTTCGTAAAAAAGCAGGTGACAACCCGTGGCAAGACTGGGGTGGGTACAAGGGTAAGTCAGAGTTGTACAACACAGACATGGCTGCCGCAACACGTATTGTTAGTTCTGTTGATTTTAGCGGCGACCCTGTGGGTACTGCAAGCACTTCACGTTCAGTTTCAAAAACTGACAGTGTGTCAGTAACTGGTGGGGCTACCTTTAATATTGCACCAACAATAAATATGAACGGTGGAGCTGGCGGTGACCTTCAAAGAATGGCAAAGGAAATAGCCATGATGGTAAAACGTGAAATTGAGTTAGAGCTAATGAGGAGTAACTAATGGTTGGACCTTTTCCATCGTTTCCGTTTGATACAGGTGTTACAGGTGTTAGTAGTAGTATCCCATTAACTAACCCAGATTTTAAGTATCCTGATAAACGAATAAAATTCCTAGAGGCTCAACGGTCTTTAGATAAAAAAGATGGTAGTCGTCCATATGAGCTTCGTAGGGGGTACATAAAAAACCTTCAACCAGCAACACTCAAAGATATACCTCAGAGCAAATGCAGTTTTCAATTTAACCCTCAAGAAATAAGACAGTCAGTGTCAATGAGGGAAGACATTTATAATCCCGTATTGCTAACTGCAGAACAATTAAGTCAGCCTATAGGTGGTAGCGTAACTTTTCAATTTGATCTTTTTTTTGACCGCTCTCTGGAGATGGCCGCAGACTTTAAACCATTAAGCGGAGGCCCAGAAACGTCAATATCTAACGAAGCAGATTCTGCTGGTGCTGAACAGGTAGGAGTATACGCTGATTTACGTGTTTTATATGACGTAATAGGACAAGGAATAAATATTAACTTACTAGAACAGCAACTAGACAATTTAAAGTCCGCCTACAAAGCAAAGGTCACTCGTGATGGTGTGTACGAAAGCCCATCAGACGATGAAAACGCAAATGAAGCACAAACTGAACCAGCTGGTGAAGAACAATTTGATTCAGGTGACATTAGAAAGTTACTAGGAGACAACGTTGGTAACAGAGCCTTCCTTATTCCGAACCCTGTGAGAATTGTTTTCTCAAAAATACTTATGGTTGACGGGTTTGTCACTGGTACAAATGTTGACTTTCTTAAATTTAATAGCGACATGGTTCCAATGCAGTGTCGCGTTTCACTTAGCGTTTATGCAATGTACATTGGTTTTGCTAAACAAAAAACATTCCTAACTTCAACTCTTGACACAGCTAGAACAGAAATACGCGAAACAAACAAAACTGACACGGAACTATTAAACACAGTTCTTCCAGCTATCGAATCAATATCTCCATTTAAAATGAATTTTGAAGTGCGTGGAAAAAATGTAGCCGACAGCGGATCGTGGGATGATGCTATAAGAAATGGCATCTTATATAATGATTCTTTATTTTATTATTTAATGAACGATGAACAATTTGCAAAGGAAAAAGATATTGTTGGTGATTCAGTACAGGACCCACTTGTTAGAGTTGGTTATGTAGGCTTTCCAAAAATCATACCAGTAGGAGGGCCAGGAGACGATATCGATCCGATACTCAAAATTTTTGGTAATGACAACTTGGGGCAATACCCAACCATTACATATGAATGGGGCTTTGAAATATCTTGTAAAGTTACACAAGACCAAAATAATGGCATTGGGTGGACACAGGCAGAGGCCGCAGCGGCATTTCCTACTAGAAAGAACAGAGATTCTCTTGGTAACAGAATAACTGGCCTCGTTGGCAGTTATTCTGGGCTAGAAACAGCTAACTCAAAAGAACAATGGGGAGCAGGTACCACAACTGGCGAAGGTGGGTACGCTGGTAATACTAGAATACGACGACGAAAATACATAGGCGGTGATGAGTTATCAAACAAAGGTAACTATAATCTTGGCTTTGGTAACATAGGATCTGATTCTATTAGGAGAAGTAATATAGAAAATAGTTATTATATTATTGAATACTCATTTAATTTAAAAGTACAAGCTGGTACTGTAGAAAAAATATACACAGCAAACGGACCTATCTTTTACAGAGTAGTAAAAGGTAACAGTAGATTCGCCGTTTTAAGCAATTACGCACCATTACCTGCCCTAGTAACATCCGCTATCTACAAATAGCAGTAAGGATAAAGTTAATGGCTATTTATAGAAACTCAAGTAGATACAGATCTGCCAACGGTGGACTTTTGGCAAACAGAGTTCCATTAGAAAAACCAAACTATTATCAGTACATTTCTAGAGATGGGGACAGCTTTGAAAGCATTGCTTCTAAACTGTACGGAGATGGTAAACGTTATTGGGAAATAGCAGATATAAATCCACAGGTTAAGTGGCCTAATGAAGTACCTTCTGGAACAGTTCTTCGAATACCGCGATGATTTTTAAAAGCCAAAATAACCTTTCACCTAGCGTTTCTATTGAATTTAATAACGTTGCCGTTAATTACTATTCAATACAGTCAGTATCAATAAATCTTGAAGAAAATAAACATGATGTTGCAATAATTAATATAAATGGTATTCCCCCAAAAGCTATAACAGACTACATTGACGCAGCAGTAAGTATTAAAGCCTCAATCGGACCAGGGCGTTCTGTCGAGTTTTGCGGAAACGTTCTATATGTTGAGCCAGAGTCAAACAGTTATTCAAGTGTTGTAAATGGAAGTATCTTTCAAAATGCAAAAATAGTATGTTTTGGTGTGTCTGTTTCTATGAAAAATACAACAACTAAAGTTTGGGAAAATGTAAACACTGTAAGCATTGTAAAAGAACTAGCTGAAAAGTATTCTCTTAGTGCAGAAGTAGTTAAAGATACGTTTAGTATTCCACGTATGGTTCAAAGCAAACAATCTGATTGGGAATTTCTAACAGATTTTTGTAAAAAATATGGGTACTCAGCATCAGTACACGGAACCCATTTGAGAGTTTGGGATATAAACAAAGCAATTGGAAAACAACAATCTTTTGAAGTACTTACTTCACCCCTAAGGCTTACTAAGCTACAACCTGGTTCAATACTAAAGTTATCAGGAACTTTTGGGTACTTGACGCCAGAAGGGGAGTCTTCAAATTACTCAGTAGAAAGTATTGATGATCGTGGAAACCTAGTAAAAACAACTGGTAACACCAGGGATTCAAGCATGATGTGGTCGGGAGTAACACGCCCAACAAAGTACAGCTCATCTATTGTGGCTTCATCAAACTCAGTTTATGAATCAGAAAAAATAATAGAAGCTAACTTTAAAACAAAACTTCCGTTTAATGCAAAAGTTGAAGTCGCCGTAGCTCTTGGGACAATACCAGGAGGTATTGTATCGCTTGTAGGATATGATTCACGTTTTGAAGGTTTTTGGTATGTAAAATCAATAGAACACCAAAT